CGGCACACTATAAATGTATACATGTTCGAACATGCGGCTCAGTTCAGCCACAAACCAACTCACGGCTTCCCCGGCGCTGATTACCTGGTCCACTACATTCTCGTTGTTTTCCAGCCGGTTGTTCAGGTGGATCTCACCGTTTACCATATCGCCGCCCAGCACCAAAAAACAATTCTGGCCATTGTGGCGCTTCTGGATCACATATACCCTTTCCGCATAACGCTTCAACCGGGCACGCAACACCTGTTGGTCAAAGCTGTTGTAAAGGTTCTCAATCTTAACCCCCGCATGCAGGTCGGTCAGGTGAACAATCAGGTCGGTCGTCAGTGCTTCTGTACTAACCACCCCAATGTGTTCAAAAGTCTCCGGCTTATAAGCGCTGAACCGCCGTTCAATCAGCTCTCGCATGCTCTCTCCACGGGCTTGTACCCGCATCAGGCGGCTCACTTCATTGCGCTCGTCCCGCAGCTTAACCTTTTCTTTCTCCAGCTCGCGGCGCTGCTCTTTAATCTCTCCCAAAATCTGCTGTGCGTCATTCAGGTTGGTTTCACTGGCGTGCGCCAGCATGCTGAACGCCTTCCAGTTCTTGCGGTATACGCACTCATCCTTGTCCTGGCCCAGCTCTTTATTGATCACATCCGCCACATCGTCCCAGGTGCCAATCTGGTCCTTGGCAGCACAAATGCGGTAGATGTATTCATTGTCAGTTTCCTTGGCAAGCTTGTGCAGTTCAAGCATTCACGTCACCCCGTGTATTCACAATTCCGGTGTGGCGCTTGTCACGCTCCATTTCAGCCAAAGCTTCCTGCGCAAAATAGTTGTTGGGCAAAGCCTGCAGCACATACGGCAGCTCGTCCACCATCGTCTTGTTCACGGTCGTAACCATATGCACACCGGGGAACTTCTTGCGCAACATTTTTGCTTCTTCCTTAGAAATAACAATCATCTTCAAAAATCTCCTTATAAAAAAATAATCTGAGAATAAAAAGACCCCCGGCCATAATGGTCAGGGGCACTCTACCCTCTATAATCATATATAGGGGGTTTTCAGCTTCAAGCGTTACAAGGTGTTATTTTTGTTTCTGTAGCGGGTTACGCGGACCAACGTCTTGGCGTTTTTCTCCAATTCCGCGCAGGTCTTGCAGTAGTGTGCCTTGGCATTCCACGCAATCTCTTCCCCACACTTTTCGCAGTACCGGTTGTCAAACAGCCCAATCTCTGCGCACAATTTATCCATATCCAACCGGTTGTTCTCTGCCGTCACATCCCAGCAGTAAACACCTTCGCTTTTGTGATCATAAAACGGGTACTCATACAAACAGCCAATCCTTCCCGGACCCGGCTTGCAAGTAATTCGGTTCAATATACCGCACTTGTCACTCAGCACATCCAGCTCCACCGGCGCTTCATAACCGTCCCACCAGTTCGCGCCATCAATGTGTATCGCTGTCACATCTCGCCCAAAGCAAGAGCAAAACTGTTTGATCCTGTATCGATTCATCAGATCCAGCGTGTCACTACCATTCAGCCGGCACATAACAATCACGCCAAGCAAAACCTTCACCTGTCGCTGCGTCAGCCCATAAGTACGGATCGCCAGCCGGATGTAAGTCAGGTCGCTCTCATAAAGGCAAATCTTGTCAACCTGCCGCAGTCCACACTTCTTCAGCTGTTTTTTCTTGTACTGCTGGATTAGGTCCAACCGGTCATACTGCCTTATGTACTTGGGATCTGTATGAGCCAGCTGCATATCTGCACAAAAATCTGGCTCATACCCACTCTGCGCCAACAGCCGCCGTAACAGCCGCGGGCTTTCATTGTAATCGTCAAAGTTATCCAGCAGCATCTTTTCATTGCAATAATAGCTGTAATACATTACCCCTCTCCTCCTTCAATCGGTTCAATGTTCAGTTCGTTGCCAACCGGCACCAGGGCATAACGCTTACCCAGGTACTCGTATTCACCGTCATCGCACAGCTGCGGCAAGCAAATGTTCACCTGCTGGATATTCTCCACAATGCCGGTGCCGGCCACCACCCACATAAACTTCTTGCTGCGGCGGGGGTATTTCTGGTAGCAAAGCATCACAGCAATGTTGGCCAGTTCTTTGGGGTCAAGGCAAATCTCTGCACACCGGGCACGGAACTTGTTATAGTACAGCTGCCAGTCAACCTCAAAGTTGGCGGCAAACTCCTTTGTAACGCCCTCAGCCTCCAGCTCATCTTTGAACCGGTCAAAGTAACGGCAATGGTATTCAGTTTCTGCCAGCTCGGCTACCGTTTTATTAAACTCAAAATAGATTTTTTCAATCGCATCAAAATGCTCCTGGCTAAATCCCACCTCCGCGTCAATCATAATTGTGTAATCAAACCCGTCACTCCTTTTGTGGCGCAGCCCGTCCGCCCACTTTTCAATAACCCAACACATCTTATTCATGTTGCTGTGGGCGCAGCTCAGGCGCTTCATCCGCTTGTAGTACGGGCTTGCATATTTCATAAAATACGGCAAAGGTCTGCCATACTTGGCAATCTGCCGCGGCACCGGGTACAGCACACCGGTTTTGGCGAAGTCAATAGCTTTCGTTTTTTCAATTACCCCGTATGTCACCATACAGGCCAGACTATCTCTTCCATGTTTCCATGGCCGCGCGCTTGGTGTCCGGGCTATCATCTCCCGGCCTACAGGGCTACACTCATCACCCTTAGTCGTTACACCTTTCAATAATTACCAGTAGCTGGTAATCAAAGCTTGGCACGGTATTGTCTTTACGCGGTATTGTAAAGAGTTTCACCGTTAGCCGCCCATTAGGCGACACTGCTGATAAGGCATTCACGCGGTTTTACAACGGCGAAGCCACCGTTGGTTATGGAGAGCAGATCAACATACCGGGCGTATGTCTCTTTCTGCTTCTCAGTTTTTGGTGTTTTGTTGTGGTAGCAGCTCGCGTAATTGGAAATCTCACCAATCAAACTCTTCAAGCTGCGCATAATGCACGCCGTGCGGTTCTGGATCGTGTCCTTCTCCGCCAGCGCAGTTACTTTATCTTCAATATCAATTACAATTTTTGCGTTCCTGTCCACACCCTTCATCATCAAAGGGCTATTTAATACTAGGACCAGATCCCCGTCATACACACCTACGTCATTTTTTGCAGGCGTAGACTATATCTTCTACCGGTCTCCCGGCAGCGGTGCGCTCCAAACTGCGTGTCAATAGCAGCCTTACCCTGGTACACTCATCCCAGATAGTCGTTGCAGCCGTTTCCAGCCACAGGATTCTCCTGCCGTCTCTCAGGCAGGCATTCCCTGTTAGCAGCCCATATGGGCCACACCCCTGACGAGGGGTTCACACCGTTCCAAATGCTGTGTTACCACAGCCCCGGACCATCATTCGATCCGCGCCATTTAATCTCTGCGGGGTAATGCTCTTGCAATTAACAATCAACGTGTTCACCAACTGGCCGCAATATTTTTCCAGCAGCGGGTTGGTCACGCCCTTCAGGATCACATGCTCGCTCTTGCAAATGTGCGGGTTGCGTTCAATCAGCCGTTCGCCAAGCGTTGTCCCTGTTCTGTCAAAACTGTAAAACTCGTCCGCCTCCAGCGCCCCCTTCAAGGGTAGGCCGGCAATGTGTTCCATCAGCATAATCAGGTCAGGCACTAAGAACTTAAAGCTTCCGCGTAGCCACAACTTGCCGCACTTCATGTCATCCTTATATTTTCCAAGCAGGTTGGTTATGTATTTTCGCACTCCCTCCTCTTTCAGCATCTCCGGGTTCTTCAAAATCGCCGCGCAATAATTATTCAGCGGTTTGTGCCGGTCAGCCAGCATGCCCAAAAAGCAGTAGGTGTATACCGGGTCACCGTTCTCAATCTTTTCAACCCAATCAATGCTGTAATCTGCCAGATGCTCAAACTCGTCTACCGGCAAATCCAGGTCCTGCAAAATCTGGTAGTTGCCGCGGGTGTATAGCGGTTCTGTGTCAATATCAAACTGCCACTTTGCAATGCCAATGCAGTGCTTGTTCTTCTTGAACTGGTACCAGTATTCCTCCCAGTCCGCAATCGTGCCGGTCTTCTTAAAATACTTGTACCCCTTGTACATGCTCTCACACGCAATAATCTTGGGTTCAGCCCCTGGGCTGACATCGTGTTCCACGCCCCAAATGTCTTTGATGAATCGTACCCCGCGTTCTGCAAAAAACGTCTCATAATCCATCTGGTTCAGCACACCCTTAAAGTACGGCATACGCCACACCACACTGGTCACGGGCGTCTCACTGCCCAACCGCCGCTGTATCTCCTGCATAATCTTGGGGTGTGCAATCCCGCAGCCGTCAAAGGCGTTTATCTCAATGTCGCGGGTAGTTTCTGCAATGTCTTTCTGTACCCACTCGCGGTCAGCCCCGGTTTTGCGGTCTTTGAACTGGATCTTGCGGTCATATACATATTTAATGTTCTGGTTTGGTATCGTCACAAAACAATCCGGCACCACCACAATGGTCGGGTACCAGTTCTCAATGCAGTGGCAGCTGGAAAAGCACAAACCACGGTAACTCATCATTTTGGCGAGCACAGTCTTGTCTAGCTGTATTCCCATCGTGATTCTCACGTCAAGGTCGTGGGCCAACCGCCTGTCCACAAAGCTCAAGATACCCTGCCGCACCATACTGGCGCTGCGTTCACTCAGCACAAACTCTTGCTTTCCAATCTTAAACCCGTGCTGGATCAACCGCTTCATCGCCGCCTTCTTGTTCTGGCCACCCACGCAATCCACAAACACAACAAACCGATTATACTCGTTGCTTTCATATGTAAGCAGCCGGATCTGCCGGAACAGCATGTTATCACCCTGCTTTACATAAAAGCGCTCTTCCTCCTCCTGGCTGATCTGAATGTTATAGTCATGGTTGATAATGTAGGTCAGGTTCAACTTTCGCACAATATATAGTGGTGGTGCGAACATTACTCGTCCTCCTTGTTATCCGGGTCATTCTCTTTGTCCTCGGCTTTTTCCAGGTTGTAAATCTTTTCAATGCTAACCCGCCCGCTATCAAACGCCTCACGGGAAAGTGCCGCCCACAGCAGCGCGTACAAAACCGGCAGCGCCACAAAAATTCCAACCGTGGCCATAGTGCCCAACATCTGCAACGCCAGCCGGATCACCACGATGCAACTTCCAACCAGCACCATGGCCTTAAATCCCTGCCACAGGTCATGCAGAAAATTTGTCAGTATCAACAAAGTTTCAGCTTCTTTCTTGTTCAAAGTTTTATACCTCCAAAAAAATATTTTTTCGTAGAAAAGGTAAAGTGGGCAATATACGTTCGTTTTTCTTAGAATATTTCATCCTCACACAATCCCCAGTCACTGTAATTGTCAGGCGGCATCCCCCACCCATCGCAAAACTGGGTGTTGCACAACTCTTCCATCGGCGGCTCTGGCGGGGTTTCCTGTTCCGGTTCCGGCATCACCTCCTCTGCTGGTTCCGGCTTATCCTCCGCTCCACATGTCTGGCCTGCCGGGTACCAGTTGGAGCCTGCTCGGTTGGGTTTGCGCCGGTACCGGTTCTTTGTTTCGCGCACAACCTTCTCTACCATGTTGTCTCCACACATTAGCGGGAGCGCCAAAATCATCTCCGGCCGGTCAGATTCCAAGCTTCCCTTTTCAATCGCTCCGTAGTACGGGATAACCAGCCCACACTGGTACATAACCCGGATGGCGTTTGATACGGTCTTGTCGGCCAAGTGCAGTTCTTTGGAAATCGCTTTAATATATCCTACCCACGTTGCCACAAACCCCATCTTTTCCTTACCGTATGTACGCTGCCACAGGCGGTACCGCAACCGCAGGTAACAGTAGATCCGGTACAAATTGTTCGTGCCACGCCCGGTAGAATAGGCAGTAGCCACTCTGTTTAGCAGCAAGAAATATTCGTTTGAGGTCAGTGAAGCATAACCAAACTTTCCGTCCTTGTCTTCTTTGCCAAACACCTCGTTCAGATCTTTGAACCGATACTTAAACGGTTTGGTCGGTTTTGCCCGGTTGTACCCCTCTGTCATAATCACGCCACATGCTTCTAAAAACTCAACTGCATCTGCCGCACGGTTGTAGTATCTGCGGTGCTGGCAATCTTTCCCAAACGTTCCAGCCAGCTCGACCAGCTCTGACAGGCTCGTATAACTGTAAAATCGTAAATCGTAAAACGGCGAATACTTTGCGTACATCAGCATGTAAACCGGCAGTAACTCCGACACGTCCTTGCGCAAAATCAACTCTTCCGGCACCTGCATAACCTGCTTTGCTAAGTAGGAACCATTCGTATACATTAAAAAACACTCCTTTGCCGCATTAAAAAACGGCTCGAAAATAATCATTCAATTCTTAAAAAACGGCTCGAAAAACGCATTTTGGAAAACGATGTTCAGAAACGATGCAAAATCCGCAGTCCAATCCGTTTTTGAACAACGAAAAACCTGGGGTAAAACCAACATTCACTTACGCTTAATAAGAAAAACCTTAATAAAGAAATATAGGTGGTACTTTTGCTCGGCGTTTGGCCCTCCGGGAATTCGTATCCGCCGACCATTTCGCTTGTTCTGCGTGCATCCCAAGCTCAACCGTACCCCTTTAACCCTGTGTGGGCGCATGGGTTCTGGTGGGATCGTTCCTTGTTCTTATCGTTCCTGGTTTTATACAATCTCCCAGGCCGTAACGTGTCGGTCCAAAAACAGTCCCAGGTCATAGCGCTGTCCGTTCAGGTCAAGCCATTGGTGTATTCCTCTGGTTTTCAGGCCGTTGCAGGTCACGACTCGTTTATTTAGTCCTAGCTGATCCGGCGCTGATAAAATCACGCTCTTTCCTTTTGCGTTAAATAGTTCTTTCAGGCTCGTCTCCCAGCGCTTTTAACGCATCCTGCTGGTTTATGTATCGCGCATGTCGTATCTCCTTGTATCATGGCTCACAACGCTTCTCTGCGCGTCTCAGGCTATGTTATGTCGTGCGGTGTCGCGGTTTATGAATAGATCTCTGGTTCCGGCATTACTGGTTCCTTAAAACAGCCAAGCCCAAAATCTCCCGGCCAATATTCGCCCTGCAGCCATTTGTTCTGGTCCTGAATAATCTCGTCCAGGTTGTCAGGATCTTTCACCAGGTTCATTGGCATCAGCAGCGGCAGGTACCCGCCTTCGTCATCCATGATAATAAATAGACTGGCCAGATCGTCCGCCGTTGCGCTCTGTAATTTTTCAAGCCTTGTCATGTGCTTTATCCACCTCCTTAGCCCGCCGTACAGGCGTTTCCAGCTCGTATCTTAGCTGGGCTGAATAATTTGTTTCTGCCATCAAAGGCTGGTCATAAGGGCTTGCAGGGCCATGTCCGCCAATGGGGTTAATCTTATCCATCGTTGCCCACACATCCCGCGCCAGCATCAGCTCAATCGTGTCCATGACTTCATCCAGCGTTTTCTCGCCGCGTACATACGCACAGAGCAGTTCTCCCCGATCCCAATAACTTTCATCCGACATGCCCTTCATTACAGAATCCCTCCTTTGTTGTTTGGCAATCGTGCAGTGTGCAGTAGTATAAATCTGGGCGTTTAAGAGAGTTCACCACCTCGTTACAATCCTCACACCGCACATATTTTGTCATGGTGGGTGCCGCATCAATGGCCTCCAAAACCCGCTGTACACCATCCAGATAAGCCTGCCATTCGGTCTCTGAATACTTCGGGTCGCGCTCAATGCAGTACGCCTCAAACTTCTCCGCATCAATCAGTCGTGCCATAAAATTTTTTTACCTCATTTTCCGTTTTTATTGTTTATGGAATTTTTACATATGAACTTTTCGTAACATTTCTTTGCGATGTGTTGTGATGTTGTTGCTATCTTCCACACGCCAAAAATCAGTAACGTCCATACAGCACCCAGCGCTAACAGCATCAGCGGTCCCCATATGTAAATCATCAGTATAGCGTCCACCGTAGACTTCCACGCCTCGCTCATTGGCTGCCTCCAGTACCCAGGTCCCGCATCATCTCGTCGGTCAGGTAGTACACCGTGCTGGTATACCGATCTTCGAACGATTCATTGTCGTATGTGGTGCGGTCGTAAAAGTCGGCCTTGTAGCTGTAATCTTCATCAGAATATTTTATGGTGACGTAATCTACATCCTTGGTTTCTTCTTTTACGTTCCCATCATCCTGTGTCACGCCGCAGTGCAGGTATGTGTCAGCGCCGCAAATGCCGCCATACCGGTTTGTATACGGTCGCGTTTCAAGGAATGCGTAGGAGATCTTGTGCGTGGTATATACAGCAGTTGTGTCTACAGCCTTTGGCGCTTTAGCTTCTAAGTAAAGGGCAAAGTGTACGGTGGCTCCAACAGCCAATACCGCAGTGGCCACAGCGCAAGCGTGAGTTATAGCACTGGCGATTTTTAACTTTGACATAAAGTTTCTCCTTATTAGTTGCAGTCTAAGATCTCGAAACTGTCAAGCAGAGCACCGAACGAATTCTCCCAGTCCTTATAGTCTTCCTGTGTAATATCTGTTACTGGGTTAAGTACAATCCAGTCATGTAGTTGCTGCGTCTCGTCAAGCAACAATTGCAGGTTACTGGCAGTCTCTTTCTTGCGGATTTCAAATTCTTCATTGGTCATTAGCAATCCTTCCTAAATCAACTAGCATCTGTCATATCCTTAGCATCATCTGGCATATCAATCAACCCTTCGGCTTCCATCAGCAGCCGGAACGTCTCGCGTCCCTTGGGCGTAATCAGTGTCTGGATCCCGGCATGCCCGTTACTGCGGTTCACAAATTCCTTGATGTCAAACAACCCATCGTTGCGCTCCGCATAAGCCTTGAGTTTGCCCTGTGTATCACGGTACAGGTACTTTTTGTCTAGTAGGAACTGAACCAGCACAGTTTGTTTGATATGTAATTCGCTGGCAAAGGTTCTGAAGTTGGTCAGCAGATTCCGATCGATCACGGCATCGAAATAGCGAGCCTTTCCCGACATTTCAGCGTTCTCGCTTTCCAACTGTTTGTTCGCAGCAGCCAATTCTTCCAGTCGCTTAGTACGGGCTTCTAGCGTTTTCTGGGCAACCAACAAAGCCTGACTCATCAGTTCCGCGTCTGTCATTGTTTCCTGGTTAGCAATATAACCACCGTTTTTGCGGATAGCAGGCAACACTTCAGCCGTAACCCACTTGCGAAATGGTTTAGCCGCGGGTTTGTCACTGCGCAGGATGACGTTGTATAAACCGGATTCATTGATGCAGATCATTTCTTGTGCGCCGCCAAGGGTGTCCACTCTGACCGGCGCCCTTTCATCTGCGTCCAATCTGTCTGCCACGTCACGATATTTTGCGATTCCTAGTGCTTTACACACATCTTTTAATACAAACCACGGCTCGCCGTTCATCTCCACCGTGCGCACATTGTTGTTTTCGTATTTGAATACCTGCAAATTTTCCATAAAAATCTCCTTGTAAAAATACTTGTGTCATTGTCCTTGACCCTATTATTCAAGATCAAGTTTGCCTACTGGTTTTTAGCTGCCGCGCCATAATTCAATTATGATTATCAAAATCCCTTATTCATAGCTTTACGCATATTTTTGTATTCCTGATATTTGTTGGCATATTCATATGCTGGGGCAAAAATATGTTCTACAGCGTTCGCCAATTTTGGTTCGTATTGATGAAGTATGGCAAGTTCTTTGTTATGACGTCCAGCAAATGGGCATCCTGCGCAACCTGTGCGCTTGCATCCATATACTGTATAAGCATCACTATGGATTATGTTATAGGTTGCTTCAAATGCTGACTTATCCTCAGCTTTCCACCAAAACAGTGGATAATACTGCTTTCCATGCGCTCCGTCTGTCATACAACTTTTAACACTCGTTGAACGCACTCCACCTTCAGCTTTTCGTATTCCGACTAATTGGATGTCTCCTCCATATTTTTTCCGCACGGAATCTCCTACTTTTTTCTTAGACTCATTGCAGCAACGACTTGAAATTTTGAAAGTCGGAGGGTTCTCAATCATAAACTCTTTAAGAAACCTAGCAGATGCAATTTCGGTCTGGAGTGGTTTATGCGGTTCGTCTTTCCAAGCGTTACACCACCAGCGAAGGGCAGCCTTACAATTCGGGTATTTGGCGCACAGGACATCAAACGGTTCATCTTCCCATTGAAAATTGTGTTTCTGTAGGCGTCCAATGTACTCGGCAAATTGCTTACTATAAAACGGATAACCAACATTACGAACTGCTCCGGCTACCTGCATTTTCCCGCGCTCACGATGGATTTTAATGTCGTATTTTTCTTCAAGAAATGACAAATGCCGCTTTGTGGCATCCATTTCAACACCCGTATCAAACCACACATATGTAACATGGTGTTTATCGTCACGGGGGCGCAGATGTTCAACAATGTCAATCATATTGTCACTGTCTGCACCACCACTTATAGAAACCATTATGTTGTTATGACTGTTCAGGACGCTTTTTGCTTTAATTAAGCCGTCAAAAATCGTGGCTGTTGGTGCTTGTTTAATGTATTCTTGTTCCGTCATATTTTTCTTCCTTATTCCGGCAACGGCCGGTATTTATTCATATCGCAGTAACCACTCATGGCGTTCATATCGTGCAGCATTTCGCTTACTACCTCGTTCCGGTCAAGGCCATTGCGGTCTGCATAATCTACCATGTCTTCAAACATTACGGCGATTGTATGGGTGTAATCCTTAATGTGTTCCGTCTGTGGCTGTACGGAATATCTAAAGCATGTCTGTTCCATTGTTAAAAATCTCCAAAGTTATTATTTAAGAATGAGGATTGGTAGCAGCCATAGCGCTTGGTTCCATATGGTCACCGAAATAAAATTTATGTACGCCCTTGGCCCCTACCCAGTGGTCAAAACTTTCATCAAAGCTGTCACTATGTACTGTAGCCGGCACCTGAATAATGCAGGGCACTTTCTGCGCCACCATATCGTCTTTGCACCAACCGCTGTTGCAGGTCCCGCAGCAAGGTTCCAGTACCAGGTCGTCAAACGGGAACATCACATCGCAGTGGCCTTTGATATATTCGTCATAGACTCGCTCCGCGTTATGCTCATACGGCGTATCGTTCCAGTCATCGCCGTACCATTCCACCAGGTCATCATCACCCAGGTAGAACCGTACCAGGTTACCCTTGCGCTCGAAGTCAATAATTTTCATGCCTTGCCGTCCATAACATCTTTCAAATACTGGCCGTACTGATTCTTCTTCATGACCTCATAGACTTCCATCAGTTCATCCTTGCTGATCCAGCCATTCAGGTACGCAATCTCCTCCAAGCAGGCAATCTTGCGATGCTGATGCTGCTCAACAGTCTTCACGAAATTGGTGGCATCCACCAAGCTCTCATGTGTACCGGTATCCAGCCAAGTAAAGCCCTGCCCCAGCAGTTCTACATTCAGGGAACCATCTTCCAGATAAATACGGTTCAGGTCAGTGATTTCCAGTTCACCACGCGCAGAAGGTTTCAGGTTCTTTGCAAACTCGACCACACGGTTATCGTAGAAATACAGACCGGTTACGCAATAGTTGCTCTTCGGATGCTCCGGCTTCTCCTCGATAGAAATGGCCTTACCGTTCTTGTCAAATTCAACAATTCCGAAACGCTCCGGATCGTCCACATAATAGCCAAACACCGTTGCACCTTTGCCGTTTTCTGCCTTTTCCATTGCTGCATTTAATCTCTTCTTCAATCCGTGGCCCGCAAAGATGTTGTCGCCAAGCACCATAGCCACAGAGTCGTTCCCGATGAAATCAGCACCAATAATAAAGGCCTGTGCCAGTCCATCCGGTGATGGCTGAACCGCATAGGTCAAATTCACACCAAACTGGTGTCCATCACCCAGCAGGTTCTCGAAACGAGGTGTATCCTGCGGTGTGGAAATAATCAAAATATCACGAATGCCAGCATTCATCAGAACGGACATCGGATAATAAATCATCGGTTTGTCGTAGATCGGCAAAAGCTGTTTACTTGTTACTTTTGTTAATGGGTACAGACGTGTGCCTGAACCTCCTGCTAAAATAATACCTTTCATCACTCTTCCTCCTCCTTGGTGGCTTCATGTTCAGCATCAAACATCTTGGTCATATCTGCCGGAAATTCATGCCTGCTGTACATAGCCGCCGTTCGCCGCACCAACTTGCACGGGTCAGGATTATTTGCCCCAAACTCCGCGTTCAGCTCGTCTTGCGTCACCGGCCACTTAAAGCCAAAGTCACTGCGCTTGATTTTGCACAGCGGTGCTCCTTCATGCCAGAACACGATGCCCTCTATGGCGGCCAACTCCAACCCGCGCCGGATTCCCTCAAAGCTTAGGTTCGGGATGTCAATACTGATCGTGCCATGCCGCACCAGCACGTCCTTGTCCAGCCCGTATGGATTCTTCTGGAAGTGCGGTCCAATCGCCTCATAAGTTGCATCCGGCAGGTCATCCCAGCTGTTGTTTCGTGCCGCCACAAACCATTTGTCCGCGGGGTTATCTACCGCCACTTTCACCCAGTGGGGCCAGTGGCCAGTTACCGGGTCTGGCTCGTCACATGGGATCGCGCCCTCCGGTACTGCTCTGCCCGGCTTGGCGTCAAAGCGCTTGTAGAATTCGCCGTTAATAATCGCGCAGCAGGCACCGTCAATCTTCAATGTGGCAATGCTCTCATCCGTCAGTGCCGCCTCACAGCCCGGTGTAATCTCGTCACGGATTCCGATAATCTTGTGGCCACTGAACTCGCGCTTATATAAGGTGGGAATTTTCTTCATTGGTTTTTACCTCCAAAACTTTGTTAATTATTCAGGTGTCAATCTTGATGCTGCGCATAACAATATCGGCAATAAATTTACCCATCAATGTGCACAGGCAAGCGTAACGGCCAATCCATTCATTGAACTCTACGTTCTCGTTAAAGGTGATTTGCACATAATTGGTAGAATAGCCATGACTTTTCGCCCATGTGTCCGGCGTGCCATTGTCGCATTCCAAACAAACGTGCCGGCGGCCTGGGTCTGATTCAATAAACCAAACCATGCTGACACCCTGCTCACATAGCGTGGCCATCATTTTCCGGGCACTCAGTTTTGCACTGCATGTCTCTGCTGTGCTCCAGCGGCTCGTCTGGCTGGCCTGGTATTCTGCGCACGCATCATCCACCGCCTTATGTGCTGCCTTTGGGTCGCTCACATCAATCGTCACACTGCGCAGCGTGGTTGGCTCTGGTGTAGCAGCCGGTGCCTCACATTCCTCCGGCGTAAGTAACGTACAGCAGTTTGGGTCAAGCTTCAGCTCCCTGGCTGCCAGCACACCGCTCGGCTGCAGCCACCGCCCATAGGGGATCTTGTCATTTACCACTTTGGTAATAACAAACGTGTCGCCCTCGCAGGCCGAATATTGGCGCATCGCCCTCGCAGGCCAGTGTGTTTTGGTAATTCGCACCTTGTCACCCGGCTTTGCCAAACAATATCTAGCGGAGCTATTGATGGTGCCTGTGTCGTGATTTTCCATGAATTATTTGCCTCCTCTGTTTGTGAAAACTTGTATTTAACAAAAGTAAAAAAGTGGGTGCTTGCCAGGCACCCAAATTTAATGGGCATCACTATATAGTAGCCAGCGGCGGCACCCCCAACACTGTATCTACCGCCATTGCCGTTGCATCAATCTGCTCCTGGCTCAAGCCAATGTAGCGCATCGTAATGCTCTGGCTGCTGTGGTGGAATTTGTTTTGCAGCGTTTCCATCACCTGGCCAGCCGGCAGCCCGGCCTCTGTCATAGCGTGGTTTGCAGCATAGCCATAGGTCTTGCGCAGGCTGTGGGTACTAATATGCTCTTTAATGCCGCACTCTTTGGCCGCATGGTTTAAGATTCGCCACACCTGGGTTTCGTCCAGCGGCTGCGGCACTCCCTTGGGGCTGCGCATACTCTGGAATAATGGCCAGCCTGGCTTCAGCACATTCATGGTTCGGCCCCGCATCTCTTCAATCAGGGCGGTAATCGCGCCTGCTGCCAGCGGGGTAATCAGGTCATTGGTGCGCTTGCCGGTCTTTTCATTGATGATAATTACGCGGTGGCGCGGGCAGTTGTGCTCACAATCCCACACATCATCAACGGTAAGGCGTAAAAGATCGCCCACACGCAGGCCCAGTGTCACACCACATATAAATAAGGTATAGTTCCGCTGCCTGTTATACGGGCGTCCCTGGGTGTGCAGATAGGTGGCTATGGCGTTAAAGTCCTCGCGGCTGCGGATCGGCTCTGCCGGCGTTGGTTTTGCCACACCATTGGTTTTTACCAGGCTCAGTTTGGGCTGTGCATAGCGGGCGGCACGGGCTTTCTTACTGCGGCTCCGCTGGCGCGGCTGTGGTGTTTCGCGTACCAGCTTATAACCCATGGCGGATGCCAGCTGTTCCATCAGGGCGTTGTGGCCGTCAGCATCGGCGCTTGCCTGCATCATTGCCATCAGTAAACTTGCAGCACCTTGTAGGTCCAGCCCACCTTTGGCCTCTGTGGCTTCCTGCATAGTAACAGTGCGGGGGATAAAGTGAGCTACGCTGTTTCTTTTTTTCATAGTGGGCTTTCCTCCTGTGTGGTGTGTCCTGCGGAGCTTTATCTTATGGTTCTATTATAGCACCGCTAATTACAAGAAGTCAACAGTGGCAAAAAATAAATTTCAGGAGAAAGCGTAACACAGGCTCCGCCTGTATGGGGCGGGGGTTAGCTGCGCTTGAGGCATTTCAGGTTCCACCTGTAGGGGCGAAAGAATACCCCTGTCTGACGACAGCGGGACCCGATCTACCCCCTCTACCTGGCAACGGCGAGGCCCAATCTTTCCCCGTGGGACCGATAGAACCAACTATACAGTATAAATAGGTAGGAAAACGGCTAACAGGCGATCAGAACACCCTGTAGTGCTCGTTATTGGCCGGATCTGGTCTCAAAATGGATGGATCTGCCCCTGGTGAAGGCCCAAAGAGGGTGTTTTCGGGGATCAAAAAGCTCCGCCAGAGTCGTTCCGAGGCGTTTTCGAGCGGAAATTATGCGTTTTTTAGCGTTTTGGCGCTGTTTTTGTGCGTTTTAGTGGCCAAATTGTGCGTTTTTATGGCATTTTTGGGTAAAAAAATAAGGCCCCAAAGGAGCCTGGAAAGCGGATTGTTATGCGGTTTTCTCCGAGAAAGGGAACGATTAAGGAAACAGGGGGTTAGAGGGAGGAAAGTGAGGGGCTTGGAGAAAGGAGGAGAGGAGGTTGGGAGGTGGAAGAAGGAGAAGTAACGTAGGTACGCTGGTTTGTGTTTTGAGAGCCGGGAGTGAGGAGAGATAACTGACCCGTTTTCCACGCTCACACGTTATTTTTTCTTTTTAACCTGCCCCCCTATGCAAACTATTGAAGGTGGTTTGCAAGTAGCAGATTTTTAGCGGTATACCGTCAAATTTTACCCTATACAGCCCCATATTTAGTACGCCTTGCTGGCTTTACACACCACATTTTGCGGATTTGTACCTTTATATACGCATAAAGCGCCCCCGTGGGCACCCTTGCAAAAATCAGGTCAAAATTCTACTGTGGTATTATGTGATTGTCGAAAGCGACACGGACAAAACCCCGTTGCAAGTAGACAATCTGCATACCGCGTATTCACGGGGGTGCCCTTGGTGCCCTAACACTGGATACGGCCCACGGTATACAGATACTGGAAACAATCGAACCTTGACAACAGAATATTGTACACTGGTTTTTCTTTGGCCATTGTAGTGTGTGCTCATTCGCGCCGCTCATTTGCTTGACACTACAATGGCCCTTGCAAAAGTCCTAGTTGTAATTTTTGCGCTGAACGTATCTTTCCGCAAAACACGCATGGCAAGGGGTGAAGAGCCGCCTTGCATAAGCTACAGGTGTACCCTTTGGGTATTCCAATGGCATGGTGTCAACCTAACAACGCGTGCAAAAGTGTTTGAGAAACACGGTACAAGTAAACACAAGTTTTCAGCCCGAAAAGTGTACAATATTCGACCGTCAAGGGAACGTTGTTTCTTTGTACCTTGAAAACTGAATAGTCGGAAAGTGCAGCTTTCCCATACCCGGAAGCAAACCTTGCTATCTAGCGGGGTTCAAAAACCGGTTCAACAAAGCACCAACAGTCACAGTTGGAAGAAAATGTGGCCGCCCTGCATTCTGCGGGGATAGTCTCCAGAAACTACCGCTATTCGGGTTAGCGGCAAGTCAGGAAATCCACGGAATATAAAGCCGTCCCCCAAACGGTGGAAGTTTCCGCGCTGGCAGTCTGATTAAAGTTAGCGCTGTACGCTTGACTGCACCTTGTAAACTTTACACTTTCAAGCCTTGGAATGTCAAATCAAATAATCTAGTCAAGGTTTGGAATAGCAAGTACATAACAGCCCAGCGGGTCACTGCTTCTTGGCCCGCCCCCACTGCCCGCAAGGGTAGAAAAAAGCCGCCCATGCTATACCTAGGCGGCAGAAAAGGGGGTCTTGCCAATGTGGACAGATTCAGAGTACATATCCGAGCCAATTTCCGGTGTTTCTGCGTTCGTTAGTGATACAGAATGCTGGGAATTGGAAGCGGAAGAAGCTGATTAGTTCCTAGGCAAGCGGGGTGCCACTGTTCGCGCGGCGGCACTCCGTCCTCTTATCTGTAGTTTACCACAGAGTTTACCACTCTGTCAAGAAAAAACTGTATAAACGAAAGGAAGCAAAATCATGAAAAAGCAGAACACTACCACCAAACCCGCAACCACCAAGGCAACCACTTCCAAGGCCCCCCGTGAGAATCCGGTTCCCCAGGCCAGCAAGGCCAACAAGCTCACCCTGACCGCCCTTGGCAAATTTGCCCAGGACTATGCCAACCCGGAAAACGAACTGGCCACTATCACGGATGAAAATCTTCGTTCCTATGGCGTTGTTGAATCCAAGGCCGGCTTGCTCAGCTCTGCCCGTGGTATCTACCTTGCCGCCAACTTCATGGCGTCCTGCCGTGAATCTGCTGGCTGGGAAAAGGAAAATAAGGCTGAACTGGATGCTGCCGCGGCGGACGTTCGTAAGAAGATGAATACGTTCTTCAAGGCGTTTGGCCAGCGTCCCGGCCGTCGTGCGGTGGATGCTACCCGCCCTCTGTATTCCTGCACGGATGCTGACCTGTTCATTATCGGCGAAAATGCCGAAGCTGCCCGTAAAAAGGCCGCAGATGAAACCGGCACGAACTGGGAAAAGGTCGAAACGTTCTTCCTGGAGTATCTGGTTCTTTCCTGTGGCCGCCTGATTGCGGGCAAGCCCTTGGAACGTGTTTCCGAAAAGGACTTCAAGGCGGCAAAAACCGCCAATAACAAGGTCAAGAAGGAAAAAGCTGCCAAAACCAAGGAAGCCAACAAGCAGAAGGCCGATGCCGCGGAAGAAACCCGCAATGAACTCGAAGCTGCCAAAGCCGAATTGAAAGAGCTGAAGTCCCGTGCCATCAACATGCAGGCCGTTCTGGCTCTTGTTATGGCCAGCCATGCCACGCCGGAAGAGAAGGAAGAAATTGTAACCCTTCTCAGCGGCAAGACTTCGAAGCAGGCTGAACGGGCTGCCCATGTTGCTGCCAGCAAGGCCACCCCAAAGGCCAAAGAACAGCCTGCCGCTTGATAGCACCCCTATGCCCGGAGTTGGTAGGCCGGGGGAAGGAAGCATCCTACCACCATTTTCAAAAGTAAATCCAAACCATAAAACGAAAGGAAGCCCCATCATGAAAAAGCTAACAAAACTTCTCACCCACTTCGCCCTGTTCAGCGCCGCCGCGTGCGCCATTCTCTTTGGCCTTCCCGCCCTGACCACTCGCCACCCCTTCATCCTGTTGGCCGTTTCCCTGTCCGTTTTGATTCTGACCGTGGATGCCATTCACAAACCAGTGGCAAAACCCAAAGCGGCAAAGCACCGCACCGCCACCCACCGCAAGGCGGCCTGACCCAACCATTCCATTATGAACATCATGAATATTTTGACCCAGAACAAACGCCTTAGCCATTCCGGTTAGGGCGTTTTCTTGTGGGCCAAAACCACAAACAGCCCCCTCTTTGCACGCCCAAAGCAGTACATAGCAAAGGAGGGATATTTTGAAAGTTGTTTGTGAATTATGGACCGGTCTGCCAGGGGAACCCAAAGAACTTCTGACAAAGTACGAAGCCGAAAACCAAGAGCAAGCGGATGAGTATAAATCTCTGATGATTCAAACCTGTCTGCAAAGCTATAACCCCGCTCTTTGGGAGTTCCGTTTCGTTCCGCAACCGGTCTGACCCGCACCACGCCTTTGATTCAACCGTCAAGGGCGTTTTTTTCATACCTGCCGCGCTATCTTTAGCGTTACAGATAAATTGAATCGGCTTTGCCAATGAAAGGAAGTCCCCCAAATGAAACCTCGCCGCATTCTCTCCGCCCTCCTCCTCTCCCTCGGCCTTATCCTCCTGACCTTCGCCGCCACCTGCCGCCTGGTCATGACCAACATCCAAATTGATTATGACCCGTCCAGCCCTGCAACCGTCACCCTTACCGTCTTTGGCCAGTCGGATGAATACGCTCTGGCCATTGACGCCGATTGAATCCCCTGTCAAAAAACAGCATGAAATGAAAGGAAGTACCTAAAAATGTTGAATTCTCTTTATGCCCTCATCCTCACTGATTCTCTTCACCTGCCCACCATCATCGGCTATTTCAACACCCGTCCTGCCGCCTGTCAAGCCCGCCAGAGTGCCCGCGCCTGGCTGGAAGATGAATCCCAGTCGGTTGAAAGCCTCAAGTGCTTCTCCGCCGCCGCAATGAACATTCTTGACCAGTGCCGCACCGCAATCGAAAAGAACCCCGCGCACTATATAGACCTGCGCATTCGGCCTGCCGATGACCTCTTCGACCCCGAAACAGCCCCGTTCCGCGTCTATTATGAAACCGCAACCGGCGACCGTCACTTCACCGTTATGGAAGCCATCACGGATCTTACCGCTTCCCGTATCGTTTCCCACACCGTTCCTAACTGTACAGTTATCGTAACGGCCTTCCCGGATGAGCATGTTGAAACCGTTGGCTACACGGAAGTCAAGCCGGAAATGCTGGATGCCCTCGCCCTCCACCAGCCCAAACCCACCGCCGATTCCCTCGCTGAATTCGCCAAGCTGGCCGAATCCGGCACCATCACCCGCAGCCAGTTTGAAACCTTTGCCTATCACGCCGTCAACTCTCCCCTGCCCAATGAAAACTTCACGGACCTCAACGCGCTTGCCGATATCCTCCGCAAAGCCCTGGATGAAGGCACCCAGATTATTCTCTGATGGAAAGGAGTCCCGCAATGAAACTGCAATACCACAAAATCCGTGGCGTGGATAAGTCCGTCTGCACCGCAGAGCAGAAAATCGCCTATAACATGGCCTCCCGCATCTATGGCGATATCCGTTTTGCCAAAGTCTGGCAGCAGTATGATTCCGGCAAGGTTCCCGCCTTCCTCCAAAATGATTGGGAATCCAAAGCAATTCAAACCTACTTTACCACCTGGCAGCGCGATTATAACAAAGCGTCCGCCCATTACAACGAAGACGCAATCTTCAGTGCCCTGCGTGCCGGCCTGCATGATTTTATCTGCCACCACGGCCCCATCCTCACCACCTATAAAGAAGTCGGCCAGGCGTTTCCCGCCCACTACCTCTAAGCCCCGCTGAAAGGAAGTACCAAAATGATTGTCATAAAAGAGAATGAACGTCTTTACGCAACCTCCTGGCAGTATAACTCTGCCCGCATCCTCACACGCCTGGCCCAGCTCATCACCGCCCAGGGCGGCAAAGTGAAACCCTTGTATCCCGCCGTCATCTCTGACCGCAACCTGAAAGAAGCCTGCACCGCAACGCAGCGCCGCATTGAATCCTCTTCAACCCTCCATCCCAAAGTGCGGGAACCGCTGATTTCCAACCTCCAAAAGGAACTCGCCCTTTTCCAGTCCATCCCCAACGCCCCCATCACCGTCACCCACACCAGCTATATCAACTTCGCAATGAACGACGTTTACTACTCCTATAGCCTGGACAATAACCCCTTCTTTCCATTCCACTACCTCAAAACCCCTATCGAACCCAAAAGCGAAACCTACTCCGGCGATGCCTGTTTGGAAGAAAGCTCCAAGTCCTGGTTTACTGACCCGCTTATCGGCTTTGGTTGCCCTGATTCCGAGATTGAATCCGCTGCTGGGGCCATCCTCTCCCTGCTCCTTGCCGCCCCACTCTCCACCATTCGCCACGATACCAAGCGCACCCGCATTCCCAACACTTACAATTCTGGCTACCACTTTGAAACCATCCCCATCAAAGAGCGCCGCATCAAGATTGATTTTTGAACGTCAATCTGTTATACTATAATTAAAGAAAGGACGGTGCCCCATGGCCCTCGATAAAAACGACATTGAACTCCTCCGCCAGATGATGACGGAAGTATCCCGCAAAGTATCCCGTGAAGTATCTCGCGAAGTATGCGGTGAACTCATTAAAGAATCCGAAACCCGCATGATGGCCTACATTGAAAGCCATATTGAAAAGAAGCTTGATATGACAATTGAAGCTGTCAACGCTACCAACGAACGTATCGACCGCCTGACTAACCGGATTGACGACCTGAGCGAAACCACTCTCGCAAACACTCTGTATATTGTCAAGAATGCAAGCGGCAAAAATCCTCCCCAGGCCCAGTAAAAAATGAATCACAACCCCCCATCGCGCCTTGGTTTAATCCCCAGGGCGCTTTTCTTATCTTCCAATATTTCAGAATTAAGTAACAGTATTGTCAAAGAAAGGTTGAACCCAAAATGAAAACCAAAGCCCGCCACCCCTTCAACCTCCAGTCCGAACTCTCCCGCCTGGAACTCAACGGTGCCTGCTCTTATGACGGCAAACCCCTCATCCTCCTGGAACAAGCCTACTGCTCCTATGATTGTTACCACGGTATTGCCCAGTACGTTGCCACAGCCATCTGCCCCAACGAAATCGCCGATGATTTCACCGCCCCGTGCTATGTCGTCACCTGGCCCATCATCCGCCCCTCTGCCGAAAACGAAGAGGATGCCTGCGATTGGTCCAACCCCGATGGCCTCACCCCCCACGGCGAATATGATTTGGAACGCCGCTATTATTATTGATGTCCAACTTTTTGCACTGGCACGCAACAACCATTCGTTGTATAATCCAATCATAAACCAAACCGCAAAACAAAATTATTTCTCCGTTTCCACCAAACTTTTCAAGTCAAAATCCGCATAAATTCTACCATCTTAACAAATCTTGTGAACAAATTGTAAATTAAAAAACGAATCCGCAAGCCACAAAGCTGCGCAGCATGAAAGGAAGTACTGCCCCATGTCTACCCAAATTCTCAACCTCACCCCGCACGAAATCAACATTGGCACTGCCTCCATCAAGCCCTTCGGCGTAGTTGCCCGCGTCTATGTTGAATCCATCTCCGACGGCGAATTCACCACCGCTTCCGGCGTAACCATCCCCATCTCCCATTCTTACTATGGCGATGTCGAAAACCTGCCAAACCCCATGCCCAATACGATTTACATTGTCAGTGCTCTTGTTGCTTCCCGCGTTCCCACCCGTTCCGATGTCTTTTACCCCTGCTGTATGGTTCGCGATACCCAAGGCCGCGTCATCGGCTGCAAAACCCTCTGCTGTGCCGCCGCCCCCGTCCTCGCCGCCGTCCACTAACCTGCGGTGCAAAACGATTCAAGAAAGGAATTACCAACCATGATTACCGATTCATCTGCCTTGAAAGTTGCCAAAGCTAAGTTTGCAGACCTTGTTCAGCAGGAGGACTAACCATGCTTCATCACATCACTCTCGCCCAGCTCTGCACTTTTACCTCTCCGGCCACACAATTCGGTGCCGACAATGAACCCTATATGGTTCTCCAGGTCAACCGCAACCCCATGGATTTTCAGCAGCTCACCTCCTTCCTCTATGAATTCATTTACCCCACCCCCGCTTCCCGTGAGGATCTTCTCATGGCCTCCGCTTATCTTTCCAACATCAACAACGGCAGCCGTGAAGGTTTTTCCTCCAGTCATCCCCGCCTGCTTCTCATCTCAAAACTTTCCGGCCAGAGCATTTATAATCTCGACCCTACCCCTGATAAGATTGATGCTGTCCAGAACGATATTGATACCGACTTGGAGTACAGTACCGCCCCCTTTTCATCCTTGAATGTACCGGCAAAGAAAAATGGACCGTTCATCATGTGACCGACCGCTATAATCCTATCAACTTCCGTGACACCCCCGTCA